TTATAAAATAATGGATACAAAATTTTTAATAGACTCCTATCAACAACTCAAAGGATTGAGAAGAAACTGGGAAAGTCATTGGCAAGAGTGTGCGGACTACACCTTACCGAGAAGAGCAGATGTAACGAAAAGAAGATCAAGAGGAGATAAAAGATTTGAGTTAGTTTTTGACTCGACTGCTATTCACGCAGCAGAACTACTTGCTTCTTCTCTCCATGGGATGTTAACGAATGCTGCATCTCCATGGTTTCATTTACGATTTAAAGATGAAGATGTTAATAATAATGATGAAGCAAAAGAGTGGTTAGAGTCTAGTAGTCAGGCAATGTATCAAGCATTTGCTCGATCTAATTTTCAACAAGAAGTTCACGAATTATATTTGGACCTAGTGGTTTTTGGAACAGGGTCAATGTTGATTGAAGAAGATGATACAGAAACAATTAAATTTTCCACAAGACATATTTCAGAAATCTATATTCAAGAAAATTCTAAAGGAAGAGTCGATACTGTTTATCGATATTTTAAAATTCCTGCTCGATTAATAGTTCAACAATTTGGAGATGTGAATCCTAGAATTACAAAAATAGCAGAGAAGACTCCTTATGAAGAAGTAGATATTTTACATGTGGTCTTACCCAGAGAAGATCGCAATGTCGCTAAACTTGATAAACTCAATAAACCTTTTGGTTCTTTTTATGTTGAACCTCAAGATGGAACTTTATTAAGTGAAGGTGGTTATGATGAGTTTCCATACATTGTTCCTCGTTTCACCAAGTCCTCCACGGAACAATATGGAAGGTCTCCTGCAATGGTGGCTCTAGCTGATACGAAGATGCTCAATAAGATGAGTGAGACCATCATCAAAGCAGCACAAAAAAGTATAGATCCTCCGCTACTTGTACCAGACGATGGGTTCATATTACCCGTAAAGACCGTTCCAGGTGGTCTTAACTTTTATCGATCTGGATCTCGTGATCGGATAGAGCCATTACAAATTGGAGCAAATATTCCTTTAGGATTGAACTATGAAGAGCAACGAAGAGATGCGATTAGAAAAGCATTTTATGTAGATCAATTATTATTGGCTCAGAATATTCAGATGACTGCAACTGAAGTATTACAGCGAAATGAAGAAAAGATGAGAATGTTATCTCCAGTCCTAGGGAGATTACAGTCGGAAATGTTGCAGCCATTGATCGATAGAGTTTTTAATTTATTACTAAGAAAAAAGCAAATGCCATTAGCACCAGAGATATTACAAGGTCAAGATATTGAAATCGAATATGTCTCCCCACTCGCAAGAGCACAACGAACCGGAGATGTTCAAAACGCAGTTCGTGCCTTAGAGATACTTGCACCTATTAATCAGATTGCACCCGTACTTGATTACTTAGATACAGATGGGTTTGTCAAACATGTAACTCAAGTATTAGGTGTTCCTGCAAAAATTCTAAAATCAAATGAAGAAGTAGCAGAGATTAGAAACCAACGAGCACAAGCAGAAGCACAAGCAGCTCAACTAGCACAAGCACAACAAGAAGCAAATATTGCTCAAGCTGCAGCTCCTATGGTTAAAGCCATCAATACTAAATGATCCCTAAAGAATTGAAAGCTCTCATCGAGAGTTACAAACAAGTCTTCAATACAAAAGATGGAAAGAAAGTCTTAGAAGATTTGCAGAAAAGATTCTTCATGCAAAGTAGTACATTCTCGAAAGACCCATATGAAACTGCTTATCATGAAGGATGCCGGTCAGTTATATTGACCATTCATAAATTAATACAAGGAGTAAAAGATGACAGAAGAGAACCAGGTAGCGACTGAGCAACCAACAACTCAACCGTCTGGTGACACTGTTCAAGAACAACCCCAAGTGGTTGATTGGAGAGAAAGTCTACCAGAAGATTTACGAAGCGATCCTTCCCTTAAAGATTATGTGGATGTCGCTGGACTAGCAAAATCACATGTGCATTTAAATAAAATGGTGGGAATGGATAAAATTCCTGTTCCAACAAAACATGCAACTGATGAAGATTGGGAAGTTGTCTATAATCGATTAGGAAGACCTAAGGCTGCTAGTGATTATCAAGTAGAAGGAATTGAAGGAATTGATGAGAACTATCTCAATAGTTTTAAAGAACAAGCACACAAGTTAGGATTACTTCCTCAACAAGTACAAGGTGTTCTCAAATACTACACAGATCTAGCACAACAAAATCAAGAGAGTTCAACTCAAGATTTAGAGATGTTTAGACAACAATCAGAGCAAGAACTTCGTAAAGAATATGGAAAAGCCTATGAAGATAAAATTCAAAAAGCATCGAATATTGCATTAGATTTATTAGGATCAGAGACTTTAAACGAAGTACGTCTAGCTGATGGTCGAGCTTTAGGAGATCATCCAGAATTAATTAAAGCCTTTGTAAAAATATCAGACATGATAGGAGAAGACAAAGCGATTGGTCAACCAAGACAAATGAGCTTGACCCCGGATGATGCCAAGAAGAGAATTAGAGATTTAACTGCTGATGGTTCTCCTTATTGGAACAAAGGTCATGTTAACCATAGTGATGCAGTAAAGGAAGTCCAGGATTTATATGAATACGCCTACCCGCAAGAAACCAACTAAAGTTGTTGAAAAAAATTCAAATATAGACAATATTAGTGACAGGGAAATTAAATTAGAGTGCCTTCGACTTGTAGTCGAGGGTGGTTCTCAAGTAGAGCGTAATAACCCAATTCCTTTAGCCAATCTTTATTATGATTGGGTTAAAGGTAACAAGGTAGCCAAGTGAGGTCTTGTTGACGTTGTGAAAGAACAAAGGTGACTAACCGTAAATAGAGGAAGGTCCACATTCGTGGGTAGCCAACTGATAGTAATATAAACAAAAACAACAAAGGAGAATGACAAATGTCAAGTCAAGTAACCACAGCATTTGTACAACAGTATTCTCAGAACGTACAATTACTATCACAACAGAAGGGTTCTCTTCTTCGTGACAAAGTTGACGTAGAGTCTATTGTTGGAAAAAATGCATTCTTCGATCAAGTTGGTGTAGCAACAGCTGTTAAGAGAACATCAAGACACGCTGATACCCCACAAATGGACACACCTCATCAGAGACGTAGATGTTCACTCGTGGATTATGAATACGCTGACTTAATTGATGAACAAGACAAAGTAAGAATGTTGATTGATCCAACATCTTCCTATGCTCAAGCTGCTGCTTTCGCAATGGGTAGAGCAATGGATGATGAGATCATTTCAGCTGCAACTGGAACTGCTTTCACAGGTGAAACAGGTTCAACATCAACTGCATTACCATCTGCACAGAAAATCACAGAATCTGGTACTGATGGATTAACAATCGACAAACTAAGAAACGCAAAAAGAATCTTAGATTTAAACAGTGTTGATCCTTCTATTCCAAGATACATCATTGTGTCTCCAAGACAGATTGATGACCTTTTGGGTACAACTTCTGTAACAAGTGCAGACTTCAATACAGTTAAGGCGTTAGTACAAGGTGAAGTAAACGCATTTATGGGTTTCAACTTCATCGTATCTAACAGACTATCAATCGCTTCTTCTAAGAGAACATGTGTTGCTTACGCAATGGATGGTATCAAGTTAGCATTAGGCAAAGATGTAATGTCAAGAATTGAAGAGCGTTCCGACAAAGGATACGCAACTCAGGTCTATTACTGTATGTCAATCGGTGCTACAAGAATGGAAGAAGACAAAGTTGTTTCTATTGAAGCACACGAAGCGTAAGGAGTATAAGATATGGCAAGTGTAAAAGGTGCAAACATCACTAACATGGATGCTACTCCTGTAGTGAATATAGACTCAGAAAACGCTGGTGGTAAAATCAGAGTATTTCACGATACTTATGAAGCATCATCACTAGCATCTGGATCTGATATCACCATCGCAAGAATCCCTGCTAACGCAACTATCCACGATGTTATCCTTAAATGTGATGCATTAGGAGCAAGTGTTACTCTTAAAGTTGGTGATTCTGATGATGATGATAGATTTATTACTGTTGTTGGAACTTGGAACGTAGCGGGTCAAACCCAGTCTATGTTAGCCGGTTCTTCAACTGGTGCTCCAGTTCCTGCAGTAACAGGTCTAGGTTATAGAACAACAGCTCAAACAGACGTATTGATTACCACAGGCGGTGCTGCCGCTACAGGTACAATCTTTGCTTGGGTTATGTATTCTGTAGAATAAAATAAAAAAAGAAGGGGGAGCTTCGTCTCCCTCTTCCTAAAGGAAAACATTATGGCATCAGTAGTAGATATTTGTAATTCAGCACTCAACCAACTAGGAGCAAGTGTAATATTATCTTTAACAGAGAATAGTAAAAATGGTCGTTTATGTAATCAACGCTACGAGCCAATTAGAGACTCCGTTTTTCGATCTCACCCATGGAATTGTTTAATGAAGAGAGTGGAGTTAGCTCAAGACTCTACGACTCCAGCATTTGAATATACTTATCAGTACACCCTTCCTACTGATTGTTTACGAGTAATGAGAACTGAAAAATCAAATATTAGTGGAGGAGAAGAATATCGTATTGAAGGTAGAAAATTATTAACAGATGAAGCAACAGTAAAATTATTATACTTAGCAAAAATTACTGATCCTAACGAATATGACACATTATTATTAGAGACGTTATCTGCAGCCATTGCTGCTGACCTAGCTTACGCAGTAACAGCTTCTACATCTTTAGCTGCAAACATGTATCAGTTATATCAGAACAAATTAAAAGAAGCACGATTTGCAGATGCTACCGAAAATTCTGCAGACTTTACTGATGCAATACAGGCAGATGACTTTCTTAATGCAAGGTTATAATGCCAAAAACAACATTCGCATTTAGTTCCTTTACAGCCGGGGAACTCTCTCCTCGATTAGATGGTCGTGCTGATTTAGATAAATATTATAAAGGTTGTAAGACTTTAGAAAATTTTCTTATTCATCCTCATGGGGGTGCAAAGAGAAGACCAGGTACAGAATTTATTCACGAAGTCAAAGATAGTTCTAAATTTACAAGACTCATTCCTTTTGAATTTTCAACCATCCAAACATATATGTTGGAGTTTGGTAATCAGTATATTCGTTTTTATAAAGACGAAGGAATTATTGTTGAAGGAGATGTGTCTATATCGGGGATCACCCAAGCAGATCCAGCAGTAGTCACAGCAACTGGACATGGTTATAGTAATGGAGATCATGTCATTATTAGTTCAGTTACAGGAATGGTGGAAGTCAATGGTAAGACTTTTATTGTCGCTAACAAAACCACCAACACATTTGAACTTACAGACGTTGATGGGAATGATATCGACTCTTCTAGTTTTACTGCCTACTCTTCTGGTGGTGTTGTTAATCGGATTTATGAAATCAGTTCTCCTTATTTAGAAGCAGAACTAGACGAACTTAAATTTGCACAAAGTGCTGATGTCATGTACATCACTCACCCTAATCACGAAGTAGAAAAACTTTCAAGAACTGGTCATACGTCTTGGACCTTATCCGATGTTGATTTTGTCGATGGTCCTTATTTGTCTGCGAATACAACATCAACTACTTTAACTTCTTCTCACTCAAGTGTAGGAACAGGAAGAACTTTGACCGCAAGTGCTGATCTTTGGGTATCTACAGACGTAGGGAGATTAGTAAGTATTGGTACAGGTTATGGTAAAATTACAGGATACACATCAGCGACTGTTATTGATTGGGAGATATTAGTAGACATAGGAAGTTCAAGTGCGACAGCTACTTGGTCACTAGGTGCATTTTCAGATACGACTGGACATCCTTCTGTTGTTACTTTTTTTGAACAACGATTAGTTTTTGCCGGAACAACC